ATCCATGGTAGTCGTTGGGTCACCATCGAAGAATGATGTGAGTGCGGATCCGATGGCAACAACGATTGCAGCGATGCCACAAACAGTAGTGTTTCGATTTGACATATTTATCCTTGTTGGAAGTTGGAAGCACCCATACGCAAGGACACCTCGCGCCGGAATGCTGGATCAGTTTGATAGCGGGGATCAGTCATAGCAGTAACCATCTCATGCTTCGAGCGGAACCCAATCTGAGTACCCGTTGCTTTCCCATCGACCCGCGCAGGGCTCCGGTTCTGAGCATCGAATTGTGCCTTGAGGGTCTTGATGGCAAACGAGGCAGACTTCATGTTGCCTGAACCCATGATCACATTGAACGCCTCTTGGTCATCTGCTGATAGGTTCTTCCCTGCCCAATCGATGACCTCGTTGAATCCTTCGCGGCCACCTACGACTGCATAGACACCCTCGGCTTGCTTATCAGCGACTGCCTTCTGACCTTCGATATAGGCATCCACAACTGCCTTACCGAGACCAAGGGACTGAAGCTTGGCGTAGGAGTCCTCGGACAGGTTGCCCTGGTTACGGAACTCCGACACGAAGCCATCGAGTGCCTCGGTACCAATGACCTTGGCAGCAGATGCTTCATCAGCAACTGGCTCAGTCTTTGGATCCTTGGCACCCAACTTCGCCTGTAGTTCAAGGTAAGCCTTCTCTAACTCAGCGGCATCTTTGAACTTCCCGGCAAGAGGGGCGGGTGCTTCAGAGGACGCAGGGGATCCCGAAGGTTCCGCTACCTGCCCAAAGTCACCCGCTGGCACATTGGCCTCTGCCTCTGCACGGGCGGTCTCTTCAAACCGTGCAGCGTAAGCCGCATCGTTGGGACCTTGTGATGGATTAATCTCGAATACTGGTGTCGCTTCAGCCATTTGGTGTCATTGCTCCTGGTTGCATCTGTTGTCCCTGTTGCATCTGTGCTTGCATCAACTTCGCACCACCTTGTACAACACTGGGACCGAGTTTCTCAATACTTGCTTGTTGCTGTGCCTGTTCGGTTTCCTGTTGGATCTGCTCTTGGCTCTTAACGAGTCCATTGAGGTCGAGTCCAAGTGCACTTGCTCTCTTCGTGAGATACCCCTGCACATTGAGGTATTGAGCGAGTGCCTGTGGTCCAAGGCTGTCCTTGACACCCACAACAAACGCATCGAGTTTCTGTAGATCCTGTCCACGACCAAGGGCATCAAGGCCGGTGACGATGACGGGGCGAACCATGCCCTTAGGCATCTTGCGGAGTTTCTTCTTACGCAGCATCTGACCCATGACAATGAGGACGAGGGGCTGCGACAGTTCTTCGCTGAGGGTTGCGAACACACCACCCAATGATGACTCTAGCTCTGAGATCATTGCGCGGACTTCAGTAGCAGTCACACGCTCTCCCCCACGCTGTACCGCAGTGTTCAGTAGGAACGCATATCCAAGGCGATCCTTAATCCCATCCATAGTGTCTAGAGCAACCCGGAAGTCCTGGTACTTCTCGACCTGAAGAACACTCACATCGTCTGCAATGCCCTCACGGATAGCACCGTTAGGAGCATCCTGTAGGGTGCGAGCCTGTGTGAGTCCATTGGGGTTCACAAGGAACAGCATTCGTGATGCTGCCATAGAAGCCTCAACGATGCTGCGGGTCAGACCTTCAAGGCTGATCAGGTCACCGAGGTACTCCTCAACGAGACCGCGACCATAGTCCTCGTCCGATACACGGTTCCACCTGAGGACAACATAGGGCAGATCTTCAGCAGCGTAGGTAGAGCGCGAGTCTGCTACCTCGATACCGGCTACCTCTTGCCAGACATCAAACTTGCCTGATTCATTACGGCAAGCAATGGTGTAGACATCGACTTCACGGGCGACATCACCTGATTCCATGTAGACAGCAGCACGGATCTCAGGGGATAGTACGGAGAGATCAGACACTTCTTTCGTGACGATGTGGATGATGTTGTCTGAGGGATCCCGTTCAACGACATAACTCTCAAGCCCACGGAACCGCCACTTACCCTTAGGGGTTAGTTCGATCAAACCGTTGCCTGAGATCAGGAGGTGACGCATGGCCTCATACATGATGGGTCGAGTCTGCATTGACTCGATTTCATCCATGATCTCCTTCTCCATCTCGCTGAAGGCATAGTCAAGTTCACCCAAGAGATCAGCGGACTGAGCAGCCCGGATGGTTTCCCGGTTGATGGTGAAGCGGAAGAAGGGGGTATTCGGGGGGAGCAGCGAGAGCAGCAGTTTGGCTGCTAGGTTGTTGACCCCTCGGGCTCCAAGGCTGTTGTAGGGGGTAGGGAGTGCCGAGGCAGATCCTGTACCGGCGGCTGGATACATATATGGCAGCGTCAGTTCAGAGCACTTACGCGCCCGAAGGACATAGGAGGAACGCTCCCCATCCAAACGGTTCCACTTCTCCTTAGCCGAGTAGTCCATCATTTAGTAAGCCCCAGGGATGTTGGCGCCGGATCCATTGTTCGTCGGGCGGTTCAGGGGGATCGTCAGGAGATCCAACCCGAAACCACCGGGCTTGCGCTTTGCCATGGTTGCTGCCGTAGCCTTGAAGGATTCAGCCATCTTGACGGGTGCCGGTGGCGGTGGTGGTGATGGTTGTGGCTTCGGGATCGAGGGCATACACATGGTTATTTTTCCTGTTGTTATTTGAGCTTTAGTTCGAGGAATTGGATCACTGACCAACTCCCAAGGCGATGCCAGATAGCGCGGTCTTGATCATCCAACCGAGGGATGGGTAGAGGGAACCGAGCCTTCAAGGCAACGATCAATTGGGGATTGATTAGCGGGATTTCAGTATCCTTCATTCCATAGGTACCAATCCAGGCAGGATGACCTCGCCGGTGTCGTTCAATTCCATGGGCAAAGTGTTCTCCCGGATCCGGTTGAGAGTCCATTGGTAAGCCGCAAGGTTCCAACGGGCAGCCTGTAGATGGGGCTCATCCCGGTGACCAATCATGTACTTGGTCAGATGCCGTAGGCCTGAGTCGAGGTAGCGCGATAAGGGCTGCCCCTTCTCCCAGTTGCGATCCCCATACTTCTTGGCACCTAACTCCATGTACCGGGCATCTGCTTCGATGATCTCCCAAGGAAGTAGATCGAACCTGCCCTTCCCCTCCCGTGTATCCCGGCGGCTACCCGTGTTCCACTCCTGCCGCTTACCACTGTCCTTCAGGCTGATCCCTGCTATCTGATGATCACTCATTCGACCACCGAGTGCCTTCCGTAGTGAACTAACTTGGGGGCCTTAGGTTCCACTCGGATGTCATCACCACACCCAAGGTTCACCAGGCGAACCTCAAGCTCACGGATCCGAGCAAGGTGCTTCTTCTCTCGTTCCATGTGGTAGTCGAGTTCAGCCAGGATGTCGGACACCAGGTTGTCTGAGACAACCCCTGACCGCCGACTGTCTTCCACACGCTCAATCAATGTTTGTTTCTTTGGCATTAGAACGACCACCTCCGGAAGAAGCACAATGAATTGAAGATGATGCAAAACACCACCACCTTTAGGACAAAGATGGCAGACTTAACCACGATCAGTTGAGCATTAGTTTTCGCAGACATTCAAGATCCTTTCAGTAATCGGGTGAACTGTCTTTAACCCACCACAGCAGTGCTCCACATAGAGCGAATATGACGAAACACACACCTACATCGAGTACCAACTCAACCACGGCTTGGCTCCCATAAACGAACGCGACCCGTCTTCTTGACATAGTCACCCTTGCGAAGGATGTAGGCACACCGGGCTTGAGTAATGGCTACCGATGCTGAGAGCCCTGCTTTCGCATAGGTCTCCACAACACCTGCCCAACCACCTTCATCAACGATCTTCTCTGCCCGCACTGGACCAATACCCGGGCACCCTGGGTACCCATCGACTCTGTCGCCGGTGAGCGTTTGGATCAGATGGGTTCTGTTGGCATCCGCAGGGGTAACCGTGATCACACCGGCATCAGGGTTGTTGGGGTTGAACCAACGACCGGGGATGGTCTTCATGTCCTTATCAGCGGAGACAATGATGGACTTGGTCTTGCCTGTGGCATAGATGCCCATGACATCATCAGCCTCAAGGTTCTTCCAGGTCTGGCAAGGCCAACACTCGTTGATGTAGGCGCGAAGCTCCAAGAAGCAGATGGGCTTACGGGTTGCCTTACGATTTGATTTGTACTCCGGGTACACACCCTTTCGGAAGTTTGTGTGATCCGTAAAGCAGACTGTGTAGGAGTCTCCCCCAAGTTTCTCAACGAACTCCACGATGTCTACATCAACCCGACTCTTAGCCTCAGCGAAGTCTGAGTGGAGCGTGAAGAAGTCATCACCCCAGTTGATCACCTTCTCTACCGAGGCGGCTGCTGTGTATGCGAGGATGTCACCATCGATAACAATATGTGTCTTCATTGCTCGTCCCTACCATCTCGCTCTTCAGCATTCGTAATCATGTTCCGCACTCGCATTGAGAGCATCTCAGTCATCCCTAGCATCTCGGG